ATGAATTACGCAGGGTATGACGGTACAAACACCCTTTTTGCTATTGCCAACGGTGTTATCTATAACGCATCGACTTCTACAGCTACTTCTGTATTTACAGGTCTGACTAACAGCAAGTTTCAGCATTGCATGATTAGTACCGATGGTGGCAACTTTATCATTGCGGTAAACGGGGTCGATCCTGCCATTATTTATGACGGTACACGCTGGTACAAGATGGCTACCACGACAACTGCCCAAACAATTAGCACTATTACAAGGGGTGGTTCAGGAAACCTTACAGCTACCGTAACTACTTCAGCACCGCACGGACTTGTAACTAATAACCGTGTATCTATCTCAGGTGCTACCGAAGCAAATTACAACGGCACTTATGCCATAACAGTAACAGGTGCTTCAACCTTTACTTATACAATGGCTACCGCACCAGCGGCTAATGCTACCGTAGTTGGCAGTTATACCGTTTTAGGCATTACAGGCGTAAACAGCAATGTTTTCGTTAATGTCAATATGTGCCAAAACAGATTGTTTTTTGTGCAAAAAGACAGCATGACCTTTTGGTATTTGCCTGTTGAATCCATTGGTGGTGCGGCACTAGACTTTCCATTGGGATCAGTAGCCCGTTCAGGTGGTTATTTGCAAGCAATGGGTACTTGGACTTTAGATGCTGGTTATGGCGTAGATGACTTATCCGCTTTTGTTACAAGTATGGGCGAAGTTATGGTTTACAAGGGTACAAACCCTAGTGACCCTAATGCTTGGTCTGAAGTCGGTGTATGGCAGATGGGTCAAACCTTTGCTAGACGCTGTTTTTTCAAGTTTGCTGGCGATTTATTGTTGCTAACCCAAGACGGCTTAGTGCCAATGTCTGCCGCATTGCAATCTTCCCGTTTAGACCCCCGTGTAAATCTAACTGACAAGATTTATTACGCTGTAAGTCAAGCGGCAACCAATTTTTACAATGAATTTGGCTGGCAAATTAATTATTTTGCTAGTGAAAATATGTTGATTTTGAACATTCCTACCACTAGCGGTAAGGAACAGTATGTCATGCACACGATTACTAAATCTTGGGCTAGATTTACAGGAATTAACGCATTTTGTTGGGAAGCATCCGCCAATAACAAGATTTATTTTGGCTCTAGTGGATTTGTAGGTAATTTTTACACTCAAAATTCTGACGCAGGGACTAACATTGTTGCAACTGCACAACAAGCCTACAGTTATTTTGATAGCAGAGGGCAGTTAAAACGCTTTACCCTAGTACGCCCTATCCTACAGACCGATAACGGCTTACCGACCGTTCTGTGCGGTATTAGCACGGATTTTGACACCCAGCCGTTGACCAATCAGATAGCTTTTAACCCTTCTATTACTAACACAGGTATTTGGGACACTTCTAAATGGGATCAAGCTAACTGGGGTGGTGGTTTAACTACCACTAAGTTTTGGCAAGGCGTGACTGGAACAGGTTTTGCTGGTTCGGTTAACTTGAATGTGGCATCGCAAGGCATTGAATTTCATTGGGCATCAACCGATTATGTAATGGAAAAAGGTGGAGTTCTATAATTGCGTAGGGTTACTACCGATAATCAAAAATATATGGGGGATTGGCTGGTTCGTTTAATGAACCACCCGTTACCAATAGAAACAGTATGTATAGGTCAAGAAATTGACGGAAATTTAGTAGCAGTAGTAGGATTTGCTAGTTTTATGCCAAAAGCGTGTCAAATGCACATTGGGGCAGTAGATGAAGTAAATTGGATGAGTAGAGATTTATTGTGGGCGGCTTTCGATTATCCCTTTAATAAACTAGGAGTTAGCGTTATACTAGGGCAAGTTTGTGCAGATAATGAATCTGCCCTAAAACTAAACCGACACCTTGGTTTTAAAGTAATAGCCGAAATACCTGATGCTCACATGGATGGTGACTTAGTGATTATGGCTATGAGGCGTGAAGATTGTCGTTGGCTCGACATCAAATGCCCTTTGAGAACAGCAAGAGGAGAATGATATGGGTGGTGGTGGATTTTTAGGATTAGGGCCTGCACCAAGTGCTCCAGCCGCACCTGATTATAGGGCGGCCGCACAGGAAACTGCGGCAGGTAATTTAGATGCGGCAAGAGCCGCTACAGCCGCTAATCGTGTAAACCAAGTTACCCCTTACGGTAATTTAGATTACACCGTTAGTGGTCAAGACCCATACGGTAATCCTACTTGGACAGCCAAAACATCATTAAGTGATATTGGTCAACAATTATTAAACAATCAAAATGCCGCTAGTCTAGGTCTTGGCTCAACTATCAATTCTGCTTTAGGTCGTGTTCAAAACACAATGGGTCAAGAATTTAACCCAAATCTTCCACAAGTAGGAATCAATGCTGGTCAGAACTACCAAGATGCGTATATGCAACGCCTTAGACCACAAATTGAGCAAGGTCGTGAAGCATTAAGCACTCAATTAGCTAACGCTGGAATTCCTGTTGGCTCTGAAGCCTATAAACGGGCAATGATGACACAAGGTCAAAAAGAAAACGACCTACTGTTAGGTGCTACAACCCAAGGTTTTGGCACTGGTTTAGCCGCAAATCAACAGGCTTACAACCAAGCAATGACTAACTACAATATGCCGCTGAATACTTTAAGTGCATTGCGTAGTGGTTCACAAGTTCAAAATCCAACCTTTGTAAACTCTGCCCAACAAGCAAATACGGCTGGTGCTGATATATTGGGTGCGGCTCAGATGGGTTACAACGCTCAGATGGGTGACTTCAATGCTAAAAATGCGGCACAAGCTAACTTCAATAGCGGCTTGATGGGTCTAGGCGGTGCTGGAATCATTGCGGCATCTGATATTCGCATGAAAGAAAACATTGAAGTTATTGGCGTAGCTCAAAACGGCCTGACTGTGTACAAGTTTGAATACAAGCCTGAATTTAAAGACCATGAATTAGCTGGTAAAGGCGTTCATTACGGCTATATGGCTCAAGAAGTAGAGCAAGTCTATCCTTACGCAGTTAAAACCCTAAATGACGGCTATAAAGTCGTAGATTACGGACTAATATGAACCCATATATTCTTCAAGGCCAACCAATGCAGGATGTTAGTGGCTTAAATCCTGTATTTCAAAACTTTGGTCAGCAACAAGCCAATCAACAAGCCGCATTAGCACAGCAAAACCAATTGGTTCAGCAGGCAGGAATGACGCAAAACGGAAAACAAGCTGGCATAGACCCTGTTGCTATGGCTAAAGCATTGCGTAAAGATAAACCTACACAGGATCAAATCAATGCTAAAGATAATCAAATGGGTGGTTTAAGCACATACAACCCATTCACGCAATATGATGTTTCACAGAAATATGGCACTGATCCTTATTCTCAGCAAAGCAGAATGTTGGCGGCACAGGAGTTTTAATTATGGCTGATATTGGAACACTTACTCCTGAACAGATGTTGCAACAGCAACAGATATTACGCCAGCAAAAAATGGCTGAAATGTTGATGCAACAACCAGCACCACAAGGTCAAATGATTGGCAATCGTTTTGTTGCTCCGTCATTTACCCAAAACCTTGCTAATTTAGCTAATATTGCGGTTGGTCAATATAAATTAGAAAATGCCGATCAAAAACAAATTGATTTAGCTAAAGCTATTCGTGCTCAGGAAAGTACAGCTTTAGCTGATTACATGGGTGATATACAAGGTAAACCTGCTGTTGTTCAAAATACAGAATTAGCTGGGCCTTATGCTGGCAATGTACCTATGCCTGTTGCACAAAAAGAAATAAGTCCTGCTATTCAAGGCAATCCACTTTTAGCCAATATGAACGCTTTACAGAATCCTAATTCACCTGCGTTTTTAAGAGCACACGCAATGAAAAAGATTACTGAAGGCCCTAATTGGGCAGAAGTTAGTCAAATTAATCCAAAAACAGGTGACACAGATACTTATGTTTATGATAAAAACTCTGCTGACCCTAAATCAACAATGCGTTTTGTTGCAACATCAAAACCTGCTATTGGAGTTGCAGAATCAATTAGATTAAGAGATGAAGGTTTATTGCCAGCAGGTAGTGGCAATATGTCTGTAGGCGGTGGAAACGCACCTACAACTGGTGTTCCTATGAGTGGTGGCGGTTTACCAGTTAATCCGTCTGCTAAACCAGTTTCATCAAAAAACGATGATGTGGTTGCTCAATTTGGATATAACCCATTTGAAGCACCTAAACCACCACCAACATTAACAACTGGCCCACAAATTCGTAAATTTTATTCGGATCAAGCTGGTGCATTACCTGCTGAAACACAAAAAACAGTTAGAGGTGCAATAAATTATCAAAAAGCGGTTGGTGAGTTGCAAGATGAATTTCAAAAATATTCTGAATTTGATTTAACAAAACCAAATGTAAGAGCAAATTTGCAACAAAAAGTTACTAATGCTTATTTATTGGGCAAAGAAGCAAATACTTTAGGTGCTTTAACTGGCCCTGATTTGGGATTATTAGAAAAATTAGTTTTTGATCCAACATCTTTCAATACTTTAATTTTAGATAGAAAAACTATAAATAATTTGTACGATGCTCAACGCAGATCGGCTGGAGATACTATTCGTGAATCTTTCAGGCAAGATAAAAAACCTGTTCCTGAGGATATGCGTAACAATATTCTTGTTAAACCTAAAGAATTGCCAATACCGCAAGCTGAGATTAAGGTTGTTTTAAAAAAATTAAATGTGCCTTACGATCCTGCTTACGAATACAAAGTAAATCCTGACGGAACTGTTGACAGAAGGAAAAAACAATGAGCGATTGGGAAAGAATAACGCCAACGCAAGGTTCTGTTTCTGTAGGCCCAGCCCCTGATGGTTGGGAAAAGATACAAGCAAAACCTGAAACAGCTTACGATCGGTTTATTAACGCTATTGAAATACCTAAAATGGGTGGCGTTAGCCCTGTTGTTGGCCCTATGGTAGCTTCAGGTACTGGTGAATTAATCAAAGGTGCTGGTGCATTAACTGAACTGGCTTTTCCTGAAACTGGTCGCAACATTAGCCGTCTTGGTGAAAAGATAACTGGCGAAGTTAAAGAGCAATATCCAGTATCAGGTACAGTAGGTCAAATTGGCTCGTATGCTGTGCCTTATTCTGCGGCACAAAAAGCCATTAATGTTGCAAAAGCAGTTCCACAAGTAGCATCAAGAATAGCTAATATTGGAAAAATTCCTAGTTTTGCTTTAGCTAGTGGAGAGCAAGCCGCTATTGGTGGTGGTACTGGATATGCTTTAACACCTGATTCTGAAAACCGTAATCAAGCCGCTTTATATGGAGCAGTATTTGGTGGTGCAACTCCTGCAATAGGCGGTGCTTTTAACAAAACGGCTGAATTTTTGCGTGGTAGACCAGCATCACCACAAATGATTCAAAATGTACAAGCTGGACAGGAAGCTGGTTATGTCATACCGCCAACCCAAGTTAAACCATCGTTGTTTAATCGTTTGCTAGAAGGCACGGCAGGTAAATTAACTACGGCTCAAAACGCCAGCTTTGCAAATCAAGAAGTTACTAACAATTTGGCTAAAAAAGCATTGGGTATGGCTAATGACACGCCTTTAACTTTTGAAAATTTAGACAATATTATTGATAAAGCTGGTCAGCAATATACAAAATTGCGTTTAACAGGCAGAGTTGTTCCCGATCAAAAATACACCAACGCTTTAGACGAAATTGTAAAAGATGCAAGATTAGCAGAAAAAGATTTTCCTAAATCTGCATTACGACCTGAAGTTGATTTAATTGAATCTTTAAAATCTAAATCTTTTGACGCTAATTCTGCTGTTTCTCAGATTATGACATTGCGTAAAGACGCTGATAATTTTTACAAAAACAACAATTCAATTATGGGCAACGCCAGTAAACAGGCGGCTAATGCTATTGAAGATGCAATAGAAACACATTTAGCCAAAACTGGTCAAAAAGATGTTTTACAGAATTTTAGGGATGCCCGTCAATTAATGGCAAAAACCTATACTGTAAAAGAAGCGTTAAATCCTGCAACTGGTACTATTGATGCCGCTAAATTAGCCGCTCAATTAAGAAAAGAACGCCCTTTAACTGGTGAACTTGAGCAAATTGCTAAATTTAGTTCAGCTTTTCCAAAAGCTACTCAAACTACTGAAAAAATGGGTAGCTTGCCACAAATGAGCCCATTAGATGTTATTCCTGCAACTGCCGCAGGTGGAATTTCTTATTTTTCAGGTCACGAAACAGAAGCTGGCCCGTTAGGTATTGCGGCATTAGCTTTAAGGCCAACATTTAGAGCGGCCGCATTGTCTAAACCTGTGCAAAAAAATCTATTATCTAATCAATCAAATTTAAGCCCTGATGTCCGTAATCTTATTAAAATGTTAAGTACAGAAGGTGCAATTAAAACGGGTGCTAACAGACCTATAGAGGAATCAAAATGAGTAGAAACGGATCGGGGGTC